CTTGCCGAGGTCGCGCACGGCATCATCGCAGTACAGATGATCGACCGGCGCGGGGACCATCCGGCCACCGAGCGCCCGGCAGATGTCCGCGGTCATCGCCCATTGGGTCGGCGTGTTCTCGTGCTGGTAACCGTCGTCGCCGTACACGATCCCGGTCCCGAGGTCATGCAGCTCGGCGAGGTAGCGCTGCGCCCATCCATCGGTACGGGGCAGGTGATCGTCGCCCATGAACCCAAGCGCGTAGTACGACTCGCATTCCTGCCGGGTGGCGCGGTTGAGCTTCCACACCAGCGAGCGCCACTTGTGCCCCACGGCCAGCCGCGCGCCCTTGGGCAGCTCGTCGACGAGCGCCATGTACCCGCGAAACTCGGGATCGTCGGCGTCAATGTCGACCCGCAGGGACGCGACGCCGAACGCGCCCGTGCCCTGCCACGCCTTGACGAGGCGCCTGACATTCTGAGGCCGGGTGCGCGAGGGCACCACGACGAGTAGCTCGGTCATGGGTAGGTCTCCCGGGAAAGACGAGGCAGGGTGCCAAGCAAAGTACGGCGAGCGGACAGGCAAGGGGCGCCACGGCTTACCGCGGTGATCGGTCGGGCCGATCCTGATCCGGCGCTTGCCCCACGCCGACTGGCCGGGAACCCACCAGTAGTGATACAGAACGCGGTCAATCATGACCTCGCGAGCCCCGACGAGCAGGGGGCGCAGCTTGTCGGCCCATGGCGAATCCTCGGGCTCGTCGGGGTCTTTCTCCCGGAAGTCGACACGCCGCGCGATGCTCGTGCGGATCGGGTTCTCGTGCGTGATGTCACGGCAGTAATGGGTCGGTCCGTCGTACCAACGATCGTGTTTCAGGCTCAGCTCAGCGAGCCGATGGTCGGCGCCATCCTTGTGGACGTTCATCCACAGCCCCACGAAATCGGGACGGGTCTCCAGCGCAGCCAAGACCGAGGCGACATAGTCGTCAGTCACGGTGTCGTCATCGTCTACAAAGCACAGATACTCGGTGTCGCACGCCTCGACCAACGCCTGTCGTTTGCTGGCAAGGTCGACGTCCCCGTTATCCCAATAGGCAATGACCTTGACTCGGCCAGCGGCCTGCTCGACCTGCGGCATGAGCCCGAACAACAGGCGGCCTAGCAAGTCGCGACGCTGCCCGAGCGTCGCGATCAGGATCGAGAGAGTGGGCGCCGCGGTCACCGCGGGCGCTCCCGAGCGGGCAGGTAGAAGACATCGGCAAACGTGGCGTGAGGCCGGTCGGCGTACTCATGGTTCCACGCAAGCACGGGCGTCCACCCGCGCGCGGCCATGTGGGCACTGACGTCGGCCACGTGCGCCGCCTCAGGGTGGCCGGTCGCCTGCGTCTCGACGATGACGAGCTGCAGCGCTGGTGCCGTGAGATCGGCCGAGCCGAGCACCTCGACCTCGGTGCCCTGCGTGTCGACCACGAGCACGTCAAAGGGTGGGTCGCCCGCGGGCAGCGTTTGCATCTGCAGCTCGCGCACGGGGATCACGTCGACGATCACCGCGGCCTCGACGCCGTGCACGCCTGCGCCCTCCCCGATCTCGGTCCGTAGCGTGTTCCACGCGCCGTCACCGCCGCACGCCTTGAGCGCGACAGTGCCCCACTCGGCGCCCGCCGCGGCCTCGATGACGGTCACGTCGGCGCCGAGCTGGCGCAGCGCCTCGGCGTTCTCGGGCGTTGGTTCCATGTACGTGATGCGCTCGACGCCTGCCGCCCTATAGTGCTCCACCTCTTGCCCGAGGTGACCGCCGATGTGCAGCACGTGGCGCGGCTTGACGCCGAGATCCCGGCAGGCGTCCGCGAATCGGGCGAACGTCCACGCGTGCGGCGTGCCCTCAAGGTGCAGGGTTCTCACTTATCCCACCGCTCTAGCGCTTCCATGAAACGCAGCTCGGGCACCACGGTCGAGCCGTAGCGCCCCGTGGTCGCGTGACCGCCGACCCTGATGGCGCACCAGTATTGGAGCGGGCGCGGCAGGTGACGGGCGATCCAATGCCACCACGTGTCGGCGCGCTTGACTCGCCACCACCACAACCTCATGAGCTGCTGCCGTCCTCGGTGTCATTGACCGCCTGCGTGGTCTCGCACATGGCGCGCCGGTAGGTCTGGTGCGAGTCTGAGACCACGGCGATCACACGCAGGCGGAAGCCCGGCAGCACCTCGCTCGGCGTCTCTCCGTCGAACTCATCGCCTCTGCGCACATCGTTGTACACAGGGGTGTGGACAACGTGCGAGAGCCGCGCGCCCCACGCTCCCGCGGCTTGGATCTCCTCGGGCGTCGGTTGGTTGACCTTGGCGCGGATCGTGTCGACCTGCACCGTGGTCTCGGTGAGCCCACCGCCCGAGTCCTCAACGTCAGTCGTGCGCCAGACCGAGAGCGTCTGCGTCATCAGGTGGTCAATCACCGATGCCCGCCGTCACTGCGTCCCACGCGTCAGGCTGGCCGAGCGTGGTGACGCCCTCCAGCTCGGACCGCAGCACGGGCAGGTACCCGTCGAGCTGCGTCGTGTTAGCGCCGAGCTTGCCCGCGGCACGCCGCACGATGCGGCGCTCGCGCGCGGTCAGATAGATCGAGGGCACCCCGCCCTCGGTGCCCGCGGAGTACGAGTAATCGCCGAGCGTCTCCTGAGCGTTGCCGCTCGGGTTGCGGGTGCCACGTCGGCACATCGAGACGAGCACGGCAGCGATCGCCGCGGGGCAGTCCGTGTCCGTGGTCGCGTCGAGCAGGGGCGCACACTCCAGCACGACGAGCGCCGAGGCATCGTCGATCGTGCCCTGCAGCGTCGTCTCGTCCGCGCCAGCGAACCCCGGGCGCGCCTGCAGGAACTCGATCGTTACCAGTCCGGCCACGGCGTGCCCCCTGTCAGTGAACCTCGGTCGACGGAACCTCGGCGGGCATCGGCTCGGCCGGGCTGCCGTCCGCGTTCACGACAGGCACGAGCGACGCCATGTACTCATCACGCATGGCCGCGCGGTACGCCACGAGCACCGCAGCGGGAAGGAATCCCTTGGCAGGTACTTCCATGCCGTTCGCCCGCGCCCACTCCGCAGCCTCGGCGCGCTTGACCTTGCCGGTCTCGATCTCGTCGAGCCGAGCGGGGTCGGCCACCGCCGACTCGGGCACCGAGTGCGGGTCGGCGCCCGAGTCGGTACCGGAATCGAACCGGTCGGGCCGCGGTTCCCTGGCCACCTTGTGCGTACCGAGCCTGAGCTGCTCGGCCGTGAGCTTGATTTGCGCGTACGGCGCCTGCGGGTTGGCGCGCCGCAGCACTGCCACGACGTGCGCGAGCGGGGTGCGCGCGTTCACCCGGAACCCGAACGAGTCGGGTTCCGGGATCACGAGCTGCTGCTGATCGGTCACGAGCTGGTGCCTCCACCAGAGATACGCACGGCGCGGATGAGCGCCATGTCCGAGTCGGGGTCGGTGACGTCCTCGGGATCGCCGACCTGCGCGGTGCCGATGTAGGTATCGACGAGCGAGCGGTCGGTCGTGTTGCTGTAGTCGTAGTCCATGAGCCAACGGGCGTTGATGCCGCTGAGCCCGGACTGCGCGCCCATCTGGTCACCCTGGCCGAGCGTGACGCCCTGCGCGAACGCAGCGCCGCGCGGGACCGCGGGCGCCTTGGTCGCGAGCACGAACGCCGACCGGTGGTAGCAGTACGCGTCGGTCTCCGGGATCGAGTTGGACTGCATCACGGTGAACCCCGCAATGCGGCCGATCGACGCCTCGCGCAGCGCGTCCTCGGCGCTGGTGCCGATCGAGTCGAACCGGATGAACTTGTCGTTGTTGAGAATGTCCTCCTCGACCGAGCTGCCGACGAGCATCCACCGGTTCGACTTCGGGACGTCCGAGTCATTGAGGATCTTGCGCGCGCGGTTCGCGATCTTGTACCAGTCGTGCGCGCTGGTCGACGTGAACAGGTCGGCGTCGATCGTGTGCGACGCCTCGTACGTGGCCGCGACGATCTGCGCCGCAATGGCATCCTCGACACCCTCGGCCACGGCGCGCACCTGCGGGCCGAGCACCTGCCGGGCAAAGTCGACGATGTCGAGCGTGAGCTGCTCGTCGGTGATGTTGGCGCCGTTGTACACGTCGGTGTCGAGCGTGACGGGCACGCCGAACTCGTTCGAGTCGTCATTGGTGATCGGCGTACCGGCGCGCAGGACACGCGTGCGGGCAGTGCGCCGAGCCGGTACGCGGATGGTGACAGTGTCACCGAACGCGCCCGCCCACTCAGCCGATGAGACTGCGTCGGTCCACACGGTGCGAGCCACGACCAGCTCACGCATGAGTAGGTCGATCACGGCGCGGCCGATGACCGTCGCCTTGAGATACGTACTAGCCACGGTTGTCTCCTCCGTTTCAGCCGCGACCGGTCACGATGGCCCGCGCGGTGTCAGCCTCGCGGCAGCGCCGCGAGGAAAGCCTTGCTGTCGTACTCGGGCGCCTGCTCGGTGCTCGATGTCGCCGTGCCCGGACGCAGGTTCTCGCGCGGCCGAGCTGCGCTCGTGGCTGGCTTGGCGCCCTCGGCCGCGGCAGGTGCCGCGCCCGCTGCCGCGCCGCCCTCGGCGCCGTCGACGGGCTTGAACGCTGCGAGCAGCTCGTCGGCGTCGGCTTCAAGCTCCTCGACCGTCTTGCCCATGAGCCGCTTTGCCTGCGCCGCGGTCAGCCCCTTGGACTGTGCGACCTCGGCGCGCAGTGCCCGCATGTCGCTCGCGTCGGCGCGCTCTCGCAACTCGGAGAGCATCTGTGCCGTGCGCTCGGCGTCGGTCTTGCCAGCGGCCATGTCGCCTTTCAGCTTTGCCAGCTCGTCACGAGCCGTCTTCGCTTCCTGCTCGGCCTTGGCTGCCCGAGCGCGCTCCTTGACAAGTGCCGACTTGGCGCCTGCGTCCTTGTCTGCGTCGCCCGCGGCACCAGCGCCGCCGTCCCCTGCACCCGTCGCGGGTGCGTCATCGTCAGCCATCACGGCTCGCTTTCGCTCTATGGGGTCGAGCCTCACGCCCGACCGTTGGCGCACACCGCATCACGCGGCGCGCGGGTTGATCACGTCTCGTCACCACCGGCCAGCGCTTGACGGAACGCGTTGAGCGCGTCGTCACCCGACAGACCTGCAGTCACGGTATCCCATTGTGACCTTAGTGCCTGTGATGTTAGCGGCATGGCCGAGCCCTCGTAAGCCGCCTCGGCCGAGCACGAGCAGTGATCGTGAGCCTCAAAGTCTGCGGTGTCCGCGGTGAACACCGCGCCGCGGACTGCCAGCATGGCGCAGAAAGCGCACGGCTCGCCCGAGGTGACCCGTTGCCAGTGAGCCGTTTGCGTGTCGGCAGCGACGCTCTCAATGATGGTGTCGCGGCCACCGCCGAGCACTAGCCGCGTGGTCGCGCCGAGCACCTTGACAAGCCCGCGCTGAGCTGCCGCCTGCGGCGAGAACCCGCCCTTGCGGGCGTTGATGATGCCGCTCAGCCCGGCGCCGCGGATCGCGTTGAGCGCCTCTGACTGCAAGAGCTGCGGACCGAGCTTGGCGCCCGCGTGCCCGGCCACCCGCTCGGCCTTGCGGAACCGCTCTTGATAGTCCGCGGCCACGCCCGAGCTGGTGCCGTGGCGCGCCCGCGTGAGCACGGTCGCCGCCTGCGCGAACCGGTCGTACGTTCCCGTGAGATTGGTCGGATCGACCGTGCCCCACAACCGCATCACGTCGCGCGAGGTGGCCGCGCGCACGCCGAGCTGTGCGGCATAGTGCCGCCGCGTGAGCAGCATCCCCTCGGCGGTGCGCGCCATCACGCCGCGACAGGTACGGGCGCGGGTGCAGGGGCAGGCGGTGCCGCAGGGGCCGGTCCCGCGGGCGCCGCCTGCCGGTCGAGTAGCTGCGTGAGCTGCTCCATCGAGTCGGCCTGCGAGGCTGCCACGGTCCACCGCTCGACCTCGTGCTGCGGGATACCGGGGATCAGGTGCCACAGCTCGCGGGGCGGAACGCCGAGCTTCTCGACCAGCGCGCCGAGCGCCTCGGCCGCATCCTTGAGCGAGCGCACCCGGGTGTCGCGCCAGATGACCGACGCCGACGGATCGACCTCAGCGCCCATGAACTCGGCGCCCAGATTCAAGAGCTGCTCGTACGACTCGCCCGCGACGATGCGGTTCTCGTCGACGCCCGCGGCGTGCGACGCCCGAGCAGCCTCCAGCGCCTCGGCCGAGAGGTTCACAAACTGACCGAGCAGCTCGTGCACGGGCGTCTGAGACACCGTGGCGAGGTGCCTGATCGTGGCCTCGCGGCTCTCGATGTACCCGCGCAGCTCGGTCTGTGAGAACTCGCCGACCTGAATTTCGCCGGGCGCGTCCTCGAAATTCATCAGCCGAGCGGCGCTCGCCTTGAGCGCCTCGGTCTCGGACTCGGCAAGCCAGCCGATCACGTACCGCTGCCGGAACGCGCCGTAGTGCTGCGCCACCTGCAGGCCGAATGTCGTGATGTTGACCTGATCCTGCAGCGGCAGGAACGGCTCGACGATACCGACGTTCGGATCGTCAAGATCGTTGGTGTCTTGGAACCGCACGACCGGGCAGACAGGCTCGCCCTCCCACGTCATGCCGTGGTCGTCGTGGCCGATGATGCTGACACCGCCGTCTGCGGCATCCTTGCCCGTGGTGACGCGGTACACGCTCGTGTCATCGATGAGCCGGAACACGCCCGCGCTCACGTGCTGCAGGGCGTATACGGGCCACTCGTCCGAGCCCGTCACGTCGGCGTCGAACGCGACCGTGAGCTGCCGCGGTGAGTAACCCGTGTACCGAGGAATGTCCGACGTGCCCGGCAGCGCCGTGGCGTACGAGGCGCCGTAGCTCAGCGCCGAGCGGTTGATGCCGATCTGCCGCGCGTCCATCTTGTTCCGCTGCCACGACTCCCACACCTTGAGATCGTCGGGGCTGGTCGGCGTGCGGAACCCATCGATGTACATGTTCTGTACGCGGGCGTTGACGATGTACTTGAGCAGGTTCACCCGGGACAGCCGCGCCAGCCGCACGACGTCGGGCGGCGCGCTGGTCGGCAGCCCGCCGATCCGGCGCTTGTCGGGGTCGTCGCGCAGGTAGTCATGGATCAGATCGAGCCGCTCGCTTTGGCCCGAGCGCAGTGCGAGCATCCGGCCCACAACCGCCGCAGCGTCGGAATCCGACAGTGCCACGCGGCCACCCCCTACCCTGCGAACATCGTCCGACCGGTCTTTGGTTTCTTGAGCTTGCCCGAGTTGAGCGCGATCCTACGCCCCATCCCTGCGCCGACCATGCACACCGCGAGGTCGACCAGCTTGCGCGAGGCGCGATTGATCTTACCCAGAGACACGCCCCATTGGTTCGGGCGACGCCGGGCGTTGTGCGTGTGCATCCTCAGCGCTGCGTCGCCATCGTGCGTGAGCGTGCCATTCTCGTCGATGTCCTCGGCGCACTGCATGGCCGCAAGGGTGAACTGCCGCAGGCGATCGACCGCGCCGGGCGTCTTGATTCGCATGTCAAAAAGGATCTTGTGCCCGCGCTGGCCGGGCGTCGCCCACACCGCGAGATTCTTTGTGATCTTGGGGTCGCGGTGCCACTTGTCGATGAGCGGCATCCAATAGAGCGACTCGTCGTCATCGTCGCGAGCTGGCGACGGATCGACCCCGAACCACACGAGCGTGTACCGCTGCGCCGCGGCGTACACCGTGGCGTCGACCTCCTCGCGCGGAGCGAGCCACGTCTTGCCGCGGTCGCCGTGCGGGCGCTGCCAGAACCCGAGCACGAACCGGTGCCCGTCGCTGATCCTGCACCCCATGAGGCCGGTCGAGTCCTCGCTCTTGCTGCAGTCCAGAAACATCGCGATCGGCTCGCGATCGGCGATCACGAACGGGCGCGCAAGATCGTCAAACTTCCGCGGGTCTATCCACGCGTCCTCTGCCGTGGCGAGACCGCTTAGGTAGTACCGAATTGCGTCGGCCACGCTGGTCTCAGGGTCGAGCATCTCGCCTGAAAGTCTTTCTAGGTCTGCCCATTCGGCGTCCATGTAGGCAGCCCGCAGACCGGCCATGCGCGAATCGTCATCGTAGATATCGGTTGAGGGCGGCGCCTCGATCGAGTCGTAAAGGATGTCCCGCAGTTTGGTACGCCCGGACACCTGCGCCTGCCACGCCTCGTATGAGCGCTCGGCGATCGAGTCGCTGCCCTGCGCGTGCGCGTTGGTCCCGTCGCACACCCGCGCCTGCAGGTGCATCGGCGACTTGCCCACGTTGCGCCGGGCGACCTTGGCGACGCGGTGCCCGCCGTTGGACTCGGTCATGTGGTGCGTCTCGTTCAACCAAATGAACGTGGCGGGGTCGCCCTCCGAGCTGGCCTCGCTCGCGGTCAGCACCTCAAGGCGACCGCCCCCCGTGCCCTTGAGAATCGTGCGGGTCTCGCCGCAGTCGATCTGATAGAAGTCGCGCGCCTCGCGGCCGAACATCCCGTTGGCCACGCGCAGCACATCCTTTGCCTGATCGGATGAGTTGGCGCCGATCTGTACGAGCGGCATCCGGTGCTGCACCCCGATCCACCCGCTGCGCGTCTCGCTGCTGATCTCAAGCTGACTCGGCCCGACCAGCTCGATATCACAGAGCGCCCCGCCGAAAGGATCTTTGCCGGTCCCCTTGGCGCCCCGCTTGACACCGCGCCGCCAGTCGAGGCGACCGCTCGCGGGGTCGAACGCGTACCACAGGATCAGGAACCGCTTCTGTCCGGGCGTGAACTTCCACCGCTCGCCCGTCAGATGGTGCACCAGGCCGGGCTCTCCTGTGTCGTCGTACGAGCGCCACTCGGCCCAGTCGATGCACTGCGGTCCGAGCGACCTTTCGAGCAGCTCGTCGATCCCGCGCTGTGTGTCCGGCCACGGCAGCGAGCAGTACGCGCCCGTGCCTCTCCACCGGTCGATGTAGTACCCGGGCAGCAGGTCGGCAGCGTCGAGCGAGTCGAGCCGCTCAGAGGTCGCGGTAATCGTCAAGGTTGGTCACTCCCGCCGCGCGGGTCTGCTCGGGCCGCGGCTCGACGTACCTGATTCGCAGGTCGCGCCGGGCATCCATCGTCAGCCCGAGGATCTTCTCTCTGATCCTCAGCTCGGTGCCGTTGCTGCCCTCGATGAACCGCGCGTGCACCTCGGCGACGTCGAGCGCAAAGTGCCAATCGGCCTCGGTCCACAGCACGCAGTGCGGCATCGACGAGACGACGCGCCACCACTGCCGGGTACGCGCTGGCCACTGCATGCGCACCTTGACGCCCTCGTCGGGATCGAGTCCCCAGCGCTGCGGCAGCAGGGGCACGTCGCCCTCGTACGGCACGCGCTCGACCTCGGTCCACTCGTGCGTCGGCGCCGTGCGATTGCGCCGCTCGTCCTCGGGCTTGAGCTTCCGGCCAGCGACAGCCATCGATTCAACATCCGTTCTATCTGCGGTTTCTCTATGTCATTCACAATTCAGACAAAGCCTTGGTCGCT